ATCTAAAAAACAACCAAAATGTAAAGTACTATTAGGTACTACCTTACCACTATAATGATTTAGCTTTACAAACTCGTTGGCTATCTTACTTGGTATTACTTTTACAATTATTTCCTTTGCTCTGCCCATTGTGATATAATTAAATAAAGTGCATTACCATTACTATTTTCATTTCCAAAGGTTTCTACATATTTATACTCCTCTGTTTTCTTTACATCAGCTATTGCATTTTTTATTTGCTCTGCTTGTGCATCTGCAAGAGTATATGTCTGTTGTTGAAATGGTGCTTTATCTCCATCTGGTAAACTAAAGCTATCACTTAAATCATCTTCATCTACATCAAAACCTATTATCTCCATACCCCAATCTTCTAACTGTTGTGTATTCCATTCATTACCTAAAACATCCCAATCCCATTCTCCAAACCCCACATTGTCTTTTACAATAAATTCTCTTTGTTGTTGCTCTGTTAGGTCATCAGCTTTCAAAACCCATACTTCTTTTAATCCTGCTTCCTTACACGCTTTCAAACGCATATTACCACCAAGTACAACCATTTCGCTATTTACTACAATAGGTCTTAACTTTAGCATCTCTGGAAACTCCTTAATTGATTTTACAAGTTTCTTAAATTTGTAATCCTTTATAAATCTCGGATTGTTTTCGTTAGGTTTAACCTCTTGAATATTTATTAGTTGCATATATATATATAGTTAATTATTAATTATTTTAATCTAATTTTAAGAAGTCAGCAGAAGCGTGTTCCATAAACCAATCTTTATTGTCTTTGTATTTATCTATTACTGCATCAATCATTACAAGTTCGTCTATGTCCGATTTCTTTATCTTATTCATTAACGTAGTAATCTTTCTTAATACGTTTGTGGTCATCTCTTGATTGTTTAGGTAAACAGTATTATAATCATCTTGTACATAACTCTCTAACATATTTAGAAACTTGTTACCTTGATTCTTTATGTTCTGTCTGTATTTGTTAGTGCCTTGTAAATCTTCTATTGCTTCTATTGTAAGTTGCCCAAGTAATACTACTTTTAAATAATCTAATTGCTTATCGTTTTTCATTTTATTCTGTTTCTATTATTTCTTCTATTCTATTCAAACACCTTGATATAGTGTCAAACTGCATTTCATTTCTTCTATTTACTATTTTCTTCTGTTCTTCTGTTAATTCATTTAAGTTATTGTAAATACTTTCTAACTGTGGCAATAATCTTAACACCGCTTCTTTCTTTTTTAATTCTTTTGATAACTCTCCATTTTTATATTTTAAATAAGAATAAGATTCTTTTGGTAAGTTCTCTACCTTTCCAAAATGTAAATAAGCTTTTTCTATTTCTTCTGTATCTAAATGGTGTAATATATTTTTTAATGCGTGTAGAACAGCACAATGGTCACGCCCTACTGATTCCCCTATATTAGACAAACTACATTTAGTTAAGTCCCTGCATAGCTTATAGTAAAAAGTTCTTGCATCTACGTATTCTCTTTTTCTTGTGTCTTTCTCTATGTCTAAATTATAAAGGTTGTTTACATAATCTTTTATAGATTCTATCATTTTAATTTCACTCATATTGTTTACTTTAGTTTGTTCTTAATTTTAATAAATTGTAGCACTCTATGTACCTTTGTTTTGCTTTTCCTTTGTGTACCTCTTTAAATAGTTCGTACATCTTTTTAGTATATTGATAATGGCTATTACAATCAGCTAAATACTTTTCAGCAAACTTCTTTCCTTTACCTTTAAAATAGTTTACATTATCGGCAGTATCTCCTATAATCATTTGCTCATATAGATTGTACATTGCTTCTTCTTCTGTTATATCATATACTACTTTATGCTTGTAGTGATAGTTATACATTAAGCAAGGAAACTGTTTGTAATCTTTATCTATTGATACAATCATTACTTCATCTCTGCCAAACTCGTTAGATAAATCATACCAGTATCTTGCAACCATATCATCTGTTTCTACACCATATCCGTAAATAGAATTATGTTTGTCTTTTACGTATGCGTGTACTTCATTTAACAATGGTGGTTTCTGTTGGTTGTTTCTATTTGCTTTATACTTCTTTGTTATTAGCTTTCTAAAGTTTCCTAACGAGCCACTAAATATAAGCACCTTGTCTATCTCGTAATGTTCTTCAAGGTCATTTACAATACCCATAAGTTGTTCATCAAACTTATCAGTTGAATCGGATAGATTCTCATAATAAGGACTATCATCTGGTGTTAATCTTTTACGATAACAACTTGCAAATATTAAACTGTCTGCATCTATTAGTAGTATCATAACATTGATGCGTTAAAACAATCCCTGCTACAATAATGTTTGTCTAAATCTATTGTTGTTCCACATTCTTTACATTCTCCTTGTTCTTCTATACTTTCATAGTATCTATCTAAATCGTAATCTAATTGTGTCATCTTTCTATTTTGTTTTTACTTCTTAATAATTCTATTTCTCTGTTTAAATAATCTTGTGCCTTAATTAGGTCAAGTAGTTCATCATACTTTTTTCCTGCCCTTGCAATATACTTAATTATATTACCTCTACAAAAATTTAAGTCATAATCTCGTATAACATCTATGATATCGTAATCTTTTCCGTTCTCGTAATGTGGTTGTGTTCCTCTCATAATTAGTTATGCTTTTGTAATATTTATTAAAGGAATATCTAAAAAATCTTCAAAATCCCAAAAATCTTTTGGTAAATCTTCAGTTGGTTTAATATTAACAGTTATATAAATAGGTTCATTTTTTGTTTCAAAATACCAACTTTCAATATTAAAATCTATAACTATTCCTTTTACACTAACTTGATTATCATAATCAATTATAGCTTTTACTTCCTGTCCTATTAATTCCCTTAAATTATCCATATTTAATCCTCTTTAATTGTAACTATTATTTTTATTACTATTATTATAAATATTATAATTAATATTCCCATAACTATAATACTTTTACGTTACCATTACTGTAATGCTCACAGATAACTCCAGTTGATAATCTAACAACCTTGTAAGGTTTTAGGTTCTTGTTTTCTTTTACTTGTTTGATAATTCTTTTAATTGTTTTCATCTTGTATTTGTTTATGAAATAAATGTTTTCTATATTCTTCTTCACTTAAAGAACACATATACTTATCTACTTGCTCGTAAGTTTTAAATTCTTTAACAACTTCGGTTCTGAATATTGTATATTTATAGTTTATTTTTTGATTAGTATTTTCCATTTGTATTTATTTTTAAAGGGAGGTTTTACCCTCCCATTGTTTTTATTAATTTTTTTTATTTTAATTCATCTAACTCTAACACTAACTCCGCAGCTTTGATGGGCTTCATTTTCATTCCTTGAAAACACACTATATAAGCGAATTGCATTTGTTCTTTTGTTAATTTTATTCCTGCTCTTACTATTGTTACTACAAATTCTAAATATTTCATCTTATTTTGTCTTTTAATGTAGAGGTTATTTCCTAACTACCCTACAAATATAAAACTAATTTACTTATAAACAAAATTTTTAATAACTTTTTTTCAATTATTTTTATTTACCATTACTGCTTTACTTTCTTCAAGAAGATAACAAGGTTTTAAAACTTTCTTATTTCCCCACATAGTAGTTTCTGGACAATACTTATTTACTGCCTTTGGGAGTTCAATATCATTCAACCAAAACAAGTAGTTTGCCTTTGGGTCATTTACAAAGTATAGAGCAACTTTACCAGTACCTATAAGTTTATCGTACTTAAACTTTTCAAGCATCTTTGTATCATAGTGCTTATTCCTAAACTTCATTTCTATAACACATTCTTTACCTTTAGGAGTTAATCCCTCTGCATCCCAACTCTCTGAACCCTCCCCAGTCCATTTAAGTTTCCATCCATCAAGGTTTAATATTTGTACTATTGTTTGTTCTAACTTATGAATTTTGTTTATCATATATTCTATCTATATCAGCTATCCACATCTTGTAAATCTTTCCGTTACAAGTACAGGGTTCTGAATATTTATGGTTAT